GGCCGCTTCCCGCTGGATGTGAGGCTTTAGCGATGTGATTCGCTTAGCAAGGACCGACTGTTTGAGGTCCCTTCCCGCCTCCTTGACGACGTATAGGGCCGTTGCGACGCGTTCAAGCTCGGCTACCTGCCTCTTCCCCAGCGACTTGGCCACGAAGGTGATCCGGTCGGTATACCTACTGACAGTCTGCTTCTGGGAGTCCTGCAGGACGTCTGAAGCGGGGGTCACCACGTAGCTTGGACCGTACGGGTAATTCGATTGGATACTAATGAGGCCATCAGCCCGCATAGCCGTCAGCTCATCCCTTAGGTCGAACGAGAATGGGCCGTGTTTGTAGAGAATGAACGAGAACCCCAATGGTACCCCGACCAACTCCTGAAGAAAGAAGGTCGCTTTCTGCAGGTGAGTTTCCCCACACCAGCTATCTTCTTCCTTCAGGCGCAGTAGAAGGTTGATGAAAGTTGCGTCCCTAGCTGGCTTGTTCATCTTTCCGTTCCCCCGGATGGCTGATTATCTCCTGACGGCATTTCGCAAGCCACGTCTGTCCTTTGACAAGCAGGTCTGGTCTTATGAATACGTAATCCACGGCGAATGGTGGCGTGGTCTTCAAAGTGGGTGATAGGTCGAGCGAGGATGCGATCCGCCCATCGCGGGTCAAAACCGGGAAATGGTGGGAACCACCCTTACCAGGGTAACGATCGATTCGTACCGAGTCAGGGCCGAACTCTTGGAGAGCCGCGTCATAAATAGCAGCCGCAGCATCACGGTTCACAACGAGATCGGCTGGATTCCGGGTATAGAGAAGCTTGAAGTGTTTGCGATGAACGATGCGACTCGCTGGATCATGACCCTTAGCGGCAGGGTCGTCTGCAGCCCGTCGTATGGCCGAATAGACCTCGACGTCGGAATAGGGGAGGAGCTCAGTAGGAGAAACCGGAAACGTCCCTCCCGGGAGCCAATCGACGAGGAATTCCTGAAGATGAATGTCGTAAATCCGACGAACGGGATGGAAGTACAGCTGGGAGTACATGAAATACCGGGCGAGGACGAGCGCTTCCGCTGAGTAGATGCCTCCGTCCTCGATTCCGAGTGCCGGCTCGTCCGATCCTTCTTCCTTTGGCAAGATCCTAAGAGTTTCTACGAGCCGGTAATGGTCAAAGCGCCCGTACGAGACGCCCGCGTGAAGGGAATCGCGGAGAAGGTAATCAATCCGATCAACTCCGAGTGCATCACCCTGGATAATCTCGCAGAGGATCGCCTCCAAATCCGAAAACGGGTCGCCCTTCCAATATTTCGGTCCAACCGCCAGTTTCGCAACATCAACCGGATCGAGATGCAGCTCCTTCCAGATGTCCGCCAATCCCTTCTCGTGGATGATCTCCCCTGTAATATGCTCGTGTCGCCAGCCTTCCGGAAGAAGCTTCTCTTCCGCGGCGTGCGAAAAGGGAAGGTGTCCGAGGTCATGGCAAAGAGCCGCCATACGTACGGCCCTCCTCCAGTAGGTCAGGTCGTGGCTGCCTTGCTTGGGTACCAGTCCACGTACCGACTCATGCGACAGATTGTCGGGGGAGGTGACGATATCGAAGACCCGTGATGCAAGGTCCATCACACCAAGCGAGTGCTCGAATCTAGTGTGTGTGGCAGCGGGGTAAACGAGATTGGTTAGGGCTAGTTGATGAACGTGACGTAGCCGCTGGAAGAAAGAAGAGTCGAGGATCTTCCGCTCCGGCGTCTCAAGCCGTATGAAGACGTGAACGGGGTCCCTGATTTCGTGCCACTGCTTTGCCAGCGCGGTAGCCTCCTCGGCAGCAATGGACGTGGTAGGGTGGGAGCGGATGGTATCACGGTCGGATGGGTTGCGCACTGGCCAAAACTGCCGTAGTACATCTGTTAGGGGCACAGGGTTTAGCTTCCGCGCACGGATCAGGCCCCTCGGATCCTGGACGCTGACCCGTCAAAGTCGACCGCTACCGCGAGCAAACGGACCAAAGCCGCCCTCTCGGCTGGCCAAAGGGTCTCCCACAATGGCTCGAACGCCTCTAAGGTGGGCCGGAGCTCCGGCTCGGCTATGCTCGCCCTCTTGATCGTCTCGATTTCGGCGGTCAGCTGTGAGAGTCGGCATTCTATAGTCGCAGTCTGGTTCGGGATGCCGTCGATCTCAATAGGATCCTCACTCGAGAACTCACGGCGTCTAATGCGCGCCAACCCGCTTCGGAGTTTGCGCCTCAGCACCTTGCCTTCGCCGTAAAGCTCTGCGACAACCTTGTCCCGTTGAACCTTCGCTTGTCGGATAAATTCTTTGGTTAGCTCAGGGCTGCGCCCAATCGCCCGGATTTGCTCGATCACCTGTTGCTCGGCGACATGCGCAGCGACCCTGCCAGTTGGACAGGCACGGGCTCCCTTCTTCAGCCTTACCTGGCAAACGTAGTAGCGGTGCCTTCGCTGGCCTCGTGCCGTGTAGCTCGGGGTCATTCGGCAGCGACACTGAGCGCAGTAGAGGAGACCTTTCAGGAGCGCCTCGGAGCCGGTCCGCCCACCCTGATATCCCGCATTACCGTTCCGGGTCAGTAACAGCTCAACCTGATTCCATGTCTCTTCGTCGACGATCGGCTCGTGCGCACCCTTGACCAGGCGACCCGAGCAGCGCACCAAGCCGGCATAGACGGGAAGGCGAAGTAGTCGGAGGAGGGAGGTCTTATCAAACGGCGCTCCTCCGCGCTCCGTGCCATTCTTATGGTTGCCGGACTTCATCCTCACGCCGTGCCGCCCCAGCTCCTCGATGACTCCAAAGAGCGAGCGTACTTTGAGGTAGAGTGCGAAGATGTCGCGCACCGTCGCCGCCTCAGTTTGATTGACAACGAGGCGTCCGTTCTCGAGGTTGTAACCCAGCGGTACGTGACCACCGGTCCAACGACCCGCCTTGCGTGCCGCCGCGATCTTGTCCCTGGTCCGCTCACTGATCTGCTCCCGTTCGAACTGGCCGAACGACAGGAGCATGTTCAGCATCAGCTTCCCTTGACTCGTGCTCGTGTTCAGGTCCTGAGTGGCGCAGACCAGATCCACTCGGTGATGCTCCAGAAGCTCCCAAACTCGGTAGAACTGATGGATCGAGCGGCTGAGGCGGTCGATCTTGTAGACGAGAAGGGTGTCAATTCGACCGGCTTCGATGTCATCGAGAAGGCGCTTCAGGGCTGGCCGCTCGAGGGTGCCCCCCGAGTAGCCCGGGTCCGAATAGGTGTCCATGTAGGTCCAGCGCTCCGCTGAACCTTGGTCCGCGTCGCGCATGGAGATGTAGGTCTTGCAGATCTGCTCCTGCGCCTGGAGCGAGTTGAACTCGAGCGCAGCCTGCTCATCCGTCGAGACCCGGACGTAGACGGCAGCCCGACGTACCGCTGGTCCTGTCGCCGGACTCACTCGGCGCCGAGCGGGCCTCATCCCTTCGAACCTCGGTTCCGACGTGAGAGACCGAAGAAGAGGCGACCGTTCCAATGCTGACCGGTGATCGCCGTCGCGACTGCAGTCAGGCTGGAGTAGACGCGCCCGTTCCACTCAAATCCTCGGTCTAGGACCGTTACCGTGAGTCTGAGCCTGCGGTAGTCGCGAAGAAGTACCGTGCCCGGTCGTGGTAGCCTGGGATCTCGAACGGGTGACGGGAGGGCCTGGATTGGTGCATCCAGCCGAGCGCTTCGGGGCTGGTTCCGGACTTCGGTCACGAGTGTCGGAAGACCGACGGCGTCGGACTCCTGACGCATGGCCGCTTGGGTGAGCCAGCTCACCTTCCGGACCAGGTACGGTCGATTCCAAGACTTGGCCGGCATCCCCGCCAGCCGGGTCAGCTCCTCCCGGAGCCGGCCCGTCTTCCACGTCTGGATCTCGGCCAGGCGCGCGACCAGGGCGGCCAACGGCTCTCTGTCTGCGTGTGCGTTCACCTCCACAATGAGCGCTCTCTTTGGCCGTCAAATCCACTGCAGTCTGGCGCTGAGGTTGAGAATCTGCGGTGCCGCAAGCCCTAGGGTGTGCGCCAGTTGCGGCACCCTGGGTCTTGGAAAGGAGAAGGCGAAGGTAGCCCGCCGCGAGAATGGCTGCGACCTCGGATAGTGCATCCGACGGTCGAGCCACGTTCAGTACCGCCACTTGTGGATCCAGCTCTGCCTACGCCGGTGGAATTCTCTGAGCTTGGCAGCTAGCCGGGCCTCTTCAGAGACCACCTGGGTAGAGCTCTCGGGTGGCAGTGCCCACTGAGCAGCGCGATCGCCGAGGCTGCGGACGAACGTAGGGCCAAGAATGTGGAGAGCGGCGAGGGCCATCACAGCGAGGTCGAGCGCCTCGTTGCGCTCCCGGGTTTTCACCCACTGGCGAGTCGCGCCCTTTCCCTTCACGTATTTCCGAATGCTCTTCTCAGCCGTCAGCTGGTTGGCGTACTCGAGATCGACCCAGTCCGGGAGGTGCATGTAGCCGGGACCCGGAGTGCGGATTCGAAGGCGCGAGTAGATCATGTCCTTCGCCGTATCCACGCCCAGCGTGAACAATCGAACCCGGTAGCGGTTGTGTATGCTCGGCCGGGTGACGAGGGGTGTTCCAGCAACGTTTCCACCCCGAGTGGGGAAGATCCGCCTGTCGATCTTCCCAAGGCAGAAGCGATACACCCATTCGGTGTGATGCCCGCCTGAGTCGACGCATACGCAGGAGATCGGGAGCTTCTGACCTCCTACATGATCGAACTTCTGGCGGAGGAACTGATCGAGCTCGTGCCAGGTTGTTTCCCGACCCGGGTCCCCATGGATCTGGGTGAAGGCGATGAGCCACGACTCCTCGCCTGCGCCGAACCCGTGGACGGCAACTTCGAGGCGATCACCCTGCACGTCTACGCCAGCCGTGAGCACGCCAACTCCGTTTGGCACCTCGGCTGCATAGTGCTCGGCACGCGCCAGAATGTGATCCGGCTCCACGGCTTCACCCCGCTCTTCCCAGGTCTCGCCAAGAACCGTGTTCACCCAGGTCTTGAAGCGGAATGGATCCTCCTTTGAGTCCAAGAACTCCTCGACGCACTCCCGCCAGGATTTCCATCCGAGGGGGCTATACAGACCAGAGAGGTGAAAGCCCACCGTTCGTCCATCGCCCTCCGCGGTGGGGCGCCACTCGCCACGCTCGAGCATCTGGGTTTTGTGCCGCTCTTCGACGAGCTCTCCACACCCAGCGCAGTAGAGTCGGGTTGTGCCTGCCTGGCGCTCGTCCCAACGGAGGTTCGACCACCGGATCCAGTCCATGTGGCCACAGAGAGGGCAGGGGACGAAGTACCGGCGCTGGTCCGAGGCGAGAAACTCACGCTCGATGCGTGAGAAGCCTCTGATTGTCGGGGTGCTCACCAGGAAGACCTTGCGCCTAGCGAAGGTGGTGGTCCGCTTCTCAGCCAGCGACACCGGGTCTCCCTGGCCATCTACGTCGCCGGGATACTCGTCCACCTCGTCCATGAAGAGGTTCCGAATGGGCATGGAGCGAAGCCCCGAGCCTGAGTTGGCACCCGTGATGATGAGGAGCCCGCCCTCAAACTCCTTCACGAACATCGTGTTTCCGGAATCGCGGGATCGGCTAGCGGCGACGCGCTCCCGAAGCACAGGGGTAGCCTCGATCATGGGGGCGATCCGCTGCTTGGAGACTCGCTTCGCGACCTCGACGGTGGGCTCGATGTAGAGGGTCGGAGCGGGGGCATGGTGAATGAGGTACCCGAGCCAGTTGTTCCCAGACTCCGTCGCTCCGATCTGTGCGCCCTTCATGAGGACCACCCGTTGCACAGGATTGAGTGCGGAGAGTGTGTCCATGATCTCGCGGAGGTATGGCGTTCGGCTTGTACGCCACTTCCCAGGCTCAGCGGATCCCTTCCCGCTTAGAACGCGGTGCCGGTCCGCCCACTCGCTCACGTTGAGGGAGGGCTCGGGCTTCCACCCCTTGCATGCCGGCAGGATCCAAGCGTCAAGGGAGGTCGGGTTCATCGGACCTCCCAAACGTGACTGGTTGAGACAGCTCCTCGCAGACTCTCCGGAACTCCTCCGTCAGCACGCGGTGGACTTCGGTCACGTCACTGAGCCCGGCGACTACGGCGGCGACACGATCCGGGATGGCGAGGAGGAGATCGCGAGCACGGCGGTTGGTATTGAAAGCAGCGACCCGAACCTCGTCGACCGGGATGAGCTTCCCGGTTTTGATCTTCAGCTCCAGCTCTTTGAGCCGTGCCTGGTAGGTCTCACGGGCAGCCCGGGCCTTCGCAAAGGCCAACGCCTCGGGGAATGCATGGGACTTGGAAGGCGAGTGCGGTGCGGGTGAGGGCTGGAGGGCCGGCCTAGGACCGCGGCTAACACTACTTCTGGGCTTCGACTCGTCGGTATTGGACTGCCACTGGGAGTCGGCCAGATTGGGGTCGATGTTCCCGCCCACCGCCGTAATCCGTCCGCTTTTAATCGCCTTACGGACCGCAGCAGGGGTGACCCCTCGGTGTCTCGCGTACGCACGGATTCCCATGGTGTCCGCCACCGGCTAGCTAGCCGCCTCGCGGTCGGCCTTGTTTCCGGTGAGCTTCTCCCAGCGCTGCACGATCACGTCGCAATAGGCGGGGTCGAGCTCCATGAGGAAGGAGCGCCTCCCGGACTGTTCGGCACCGACGAGGGTTGAGCCGCTTCCTCCGAAGAGGTCGAGCACGTTCTCTCCGGGTGCGGAGGAGTACTGGATGGCACGTAAGGCGAGTTCGACTGGCTTTTCGGTGAGGTGGACCATGTTCTGAGGGTTGATCTTCTTGACCGCCCAGACATCCACGGCGTTCGCCGGGCCAAAGAACTTGTGGGCGCTCCCCTCCCGCCATCCATAGAACGCCCACTCGTGGTTCCCCATGAAGTCCTTCCGTGTGAGGACGGGGTGTTCCTTGACCCAGATGATCGATTGGCTGAAGTAGAGGCCCGTCGCCTTGAGTGCCGGGGGGTAGTTGGCGCAATTCGCGTAGCCGCCCCAGATGTAGAAGGACCGCCCCGGGACGAGAACTCGGGCGATGTTTCCGAACCAAGCCAGGAGCAACTTGGCGAAGGCTTCATCGGACACGAAGTCGTTAGCGAGGGGTCGGTCCTTTGGCCGCATCTTGCCGGTCGGCTTTGCCTTTTCCGGAAAGCGTGCGAGGTCGAGCTTCTGATGGTGGGTCGGGGTGAAGCTGGAAAGCCCGGCGGCGATCGCGTTGTTAGACCTAGGCTCAACCTTCACGTTGTAAGGCGGGTCTGTGTTGACCAGATGGATCTCCGCCCCGGCTAGGAGTCGATCGAGGGCAGCGGGACTGGAGGAGTCCCCACAGAGCAGTCGGTGATCTCCGAGCAACCAGAGGTCGCCCGGTCTAGACACCGGATCCTCAGGCGGCTCCGGAGCGGCTACCTCATCCTCAGGCTCTCCATCGAGCAAGGCGTTCAACTCGCCCAGGTCGAAGCCGGTGAGCTCCAGATTGAAGTCGAGTGCCTCGAGTGCCTTCAGCTCTTCGGCCAGGACGTCCTCGTCCCACCCGGCGTCCAGGGCCAGTCTGTTATCCGCGATGACATAGGCGCGCTTCTGAGCATCGCTGAGGTGGGTGAGCTCGATGACCGGGACTGTGGCCATCCCAAGCTCGCGCGCGGCTAGGAGCCGCCCATGTCCGGCGATGATTCCCGCGTTCCCGTCGACGAGGATCGGATTGGTCCAACCGAACTCAATGAGGCTCGCGGCAATCTTGGACACCTGCTCTGGGCTGTGAGTACGCGGATTCCGGGCGTACGGGATCACCCTCTCGATAGGCCACTCCTCGATCTGGCCTGGCATGCGCACGTCCTTTGCGGCGTTCGTCATCCCTTCAACTCCCCCTCTATCCCCCCCGGGTACCAGGTACCCGGGTACTTGCTGAGAACTGCCGACGCTAGCGAGACCTTGCGGTCGCCGTCACCCTCAGCACATCGGCCCGGAAGTACCTACGCCGCCCACGTAAGGCGAGTCGCCCGTCTCCGTGGGCGCCACTACAGCGAGTGACGAATGAAACGAATTTGACGAAGGATCGCCGTCGAGGTGAGTACACGAGGGTGCGGCACTCGCTTCGTTCGTCTCATTCGTCTGTTTCGTTGTGCTGGACGCGAGCCATCGCTGAGCGGAGCGACCCCCGGTGGCTTCTGACACGGAGTAGATGAGCCTGCGGGCCTGAAGTTCGTTCTTAGCTCGTGTGATCTCGGACGAAGGACGATTGCGACCAAAGACCCCCGAGTTGATCTCAGTGTCGGTCAGGCCCTGAGGTTGCGCCCGCAAGGCAGTCAGCAGGGCATCGGCGACCGGATCCCCCAGTGCTTCTCCGAAGATGTAGCGAGCAGAGGCCTCGGAAAATCCCCAAAGAGCGAGGGCAGCCTCCAAGTGTGGGCGTTCGATCTCCTCCGCCTCATCCAGCAGGGCGTAGATGAGAGCGAGACGCATGGCGTGAGACTCCGAGCGTGAGGTAACTGCTCCAAGCAGACCTGGCCTGCCCTTGGACAGCTCTTCGTAGGTCTGGTCCCAGAGCTCCCATGCCTCTTCGCTATACCGGACCTCTTTGGTAGAACGGGCTCGCTCCGCAGCCCGCCTAAGCTGCTCGATCAGGGGGTGCAGATCGTCACGATTGAGATTCCCGCCTCTAGAGAGCACCTTCGACCGTCGAACGCAAAACCACATGAATCGGTTGGCAAAGCCATTGGCCGCCTCCGTCCGATCGAGGTAACGGCGTAACTCGTCCCGAGTGATGTGCGTCGCCAGAGAGACATGAGCGTCGGTGGCTACGGCAGGGGATTTCTTGGTAAGAGTTCGGAGAGTTCCGTTCTCCCAGGCTTGACGGAGCACCGGAGACAAGGTCGAACCGTCACGTCCCATGACCCGCAGCGTGGACGCGAATTCCGGTTCGTAGACGAGCAGGCGCTTATCCTCGACCCCCGGGTCTTCCTCGACCTCTTCGTAGCTGGTGACATGGCCCCTCTCGCGAACAGGCGACCGTCCGGTTATCGCATCACGGACAGCCCAGATAAGCCCCTCACCGCTTGAAAGTCCTGATTGCTGCCGAGTACCAGCCCAGATTGGATCAACGGCGTTCATTACCTTCGCCACGTGGCCGGCTGCGGTCCCTTTGCGGGCCTTACTGCTCTCCCCAACGAGCGCGACGAATTCGTTGGTGAAGTGCCGGTCTGCTTCGACTTGGATGAACGCTCCCCGGCCAATTAGGTTGCCAAACCCCACCAGGAACTGGACGAGGAGCGCGACGGGGTCGGCCTCCGTGTGAGGTCCGACGAGGCGGACAAACTCTCCAGCGGGCCCGTGATATGCACAGTCGATTTTGGAGCTGGGCCACCCACCAAGGGGTCCGCCTGCAGCCCCGTCTGTATACCGAGAGATGCTTCGTGCGACCCCATCGACCTCGTGTTCTGGGAGGGGTGGAACGCAGCGTGCCCGGTTCTCGACTTGGAGGCACGCCCGGAGCCCTTCCTCTGAGACTCCGGCCCTGCGGAGCTTCCCTGCGAGGCTAGTGAGAGCAGAGTTTCTCCCGCCTTGGACGATCGATTCCGGGTGCCGACCTGGTGGGGAAGCGTTTCGTTTGCTTCTTGCCCGGCACTCGAGCCAGGACGGTAGGTCAGCGAGCGGGACGTCGGACCACGGCGTAATCCAGGTGTACTCGCCCCCGGTGTCATTACGTGAGGGCGGCGCCACGACATAGCCGTGGCGAGCCTTGAGTTCAAGACCGGGTGCCAA